TAACGCTATGTACACTAGTCAGCAGCCTTCTGGTGGGCAGGCTACTAAGTTTTATTCCTCTTGCGTTATTAAATTATTCTCATCGGAATCAGACAATCAGGCCATTAAAGGAAAAATTAAAATAGGAGATAAATTAATTGAAGAAAAAATTGGTAGAAAGATTAGGTGGGAACTACAGTTCTCTAAAACCTCTCCAGGGTTCCAATCTGGTGAGTATGATTTTTATTTTAGAGGTGATGATGTTGGTATTGATAAGATAGGAGATCTTGTTGATACCGCAGAACAAATGGGTATGGTAAATAGAACCGGTGCTTGGTATCAACTTGACGATGGCACAAAAGTTCAGGGTAGAGATGCATTCATTGATAGAGTAAGAGAAGACTTAGACTTACAAGAACAATTAAAATTAAAGGTAGCAAATGCCTGAAAATTTTTCTACATATAGAGGAAAGTTTTATTGTCAAAAATGTAATGATGAGGTTGTTGTTTGTAGACTGTGGACTGAAACAAGAGATTTAACTTGGATGTGTAGTAAAAAACACATATCAAAGGTTAGCCTTATTCCAAAAGGTAAAAAGGATTATGAAGATGAGTGAAAGATCTGAGTCAAAAAGAATAGGTGCTAAACAGCATAAGAATAGTGGCAGAAATACTCACAAGGGAGATGCTACTTGGAACAATTTTACAGTAGATTTTAAAGAGGTTGGAAAATCTTTTACTCTTAATCAAAAGGTTTGGGCTAAGGCAACTACTGATGCTATTAAAAACAAAAGCGATCCAGCAATAGTTGTTGTAATAGGACAAGAGCATAAAAAGATAAGACTTGCTATAATAGAATTAGATTTATTAGAACAGTTAATTGGAGAGAGTAATGAGTAGTATATTAAAAAATGTTTTTACAACCGAAGAAGTAAGTGAAATAAAAAATCAAATAAACTTTATTGTCAACACAAAACATGTTGAAATGGAAAATCAAAATGTTTTTGACCCAGAGCCAATGGTTCAGTATTCATATCTAAATCAAGGAAGACGTGATACATATGGTATTAGTTTTTCACCTAAAATTGTTCAAAAGATTACAAAAATTGCAAATGAATTACTTGAAGATGGATCGGAATCAGTAAATTTAACTGAGGTTCAGTATACAGAATACTCTGGAGATATGAAAGGCAATCCATCTTTAGGCATCCACTTTGATGGAGGAAAAGATTGTAATATGATTCTAGACTATCAACTGGAGTCAAACATTTCTTGGGGCATTGGAATAGATGAAGATGTTTACACCTTAAAAGATAACGAGTTGTTACTTTTAAATCCAGTAACAAAAATTCACTATAGACCTAATAAAAAATTTAATAGTGGTGATTTAACCAGGATGATATTTTTTAAATTTTCAGCAGGAGAAGGAAATTTTTTTTCACCTGTAATATCAAAAGAAAAAATGAAAAAAATTGAATTTGTATTTAATAACTATTACTTAAAGGAGAGTGACTGATGGAACAAAGTAATACAACACTAGAACAATTAAACGATTTGGCAGATATTGCAGAGTTTATGCAAGACGAAGATCTTACAACTGCATTAACAATGATTGCTAAACTTATTATTAAACCAGATATTCCAATTCAGGTGGCAACATTAGAAATTGTTAGACTTCAGGCCATTGCTTCTAAGTTAGCATTAAAGGCAACTTGGATGGCAAATGTTGACAAAAGCAACAGGGGAAAGAAAAACATTTACTATACTGCAGCAGAATCAGTAAACAATTTAGTATCAGCACTAAAATATATCACCAGATAGTGTATACTTATCTAAACAAAGGAATATAATGACTAAAAGTTTACTACAACAAGTAATGGTAAAACAAACAAAGACAGAAAGCCACATAGATACTAAATCCTTGATTGAGGCTATTGAAAAAGGATATCTCGTAGGTCGTGATAAAAAGTTCGTTCAAAAGAAAACATTTGCCCCCTCAACAATCGCTTATGGGTTTGGCGAGTGTGCTAGATATTGGTATTTAGCATTTGATGGCAATGAGTTTGATGATCTAACTACTCCATTTTCTGCTGCAAATATGGGTAATGGTACTTTGTCTCACGGAAGAATTCAGGATGCAATTCTTAATTCTGGAATAGCAAAAGTATTTACTGATGAAAAGACTGGCAAGCCAACAACTGAATTTAAAATTAGTAACCAAGATCCTCCAATCTTTGGGTATGGAGATGGTATTTTAGTTATTAATGATGAAGAAATTGTATTGGAAATTAAAACATGTGGAGAAGAAGCGTTTCAGTATTATAAGAGAATGAATAAGGCTAAAAAAGGCCATCTTATTCAAATACTTTTGTACATGAAAATTCTTAAGAAGAAGGATGGAGTGCTGCTATATGAAAATAAAAATAGCCATGAACTTCTTGCAATTCCAGTAAGCGTAAATGACCATTACAGACAATGGATAGATAATACATTTAACTGGCTAAGAACGGTACGCAAGGCTTGGGAAGATAGAACTCTTCCTAATAAAAACTATCGTTCAAATTCAAAAATTTGTAAGAGTTGTCCAGTTCAAAGAGCCTGCGCTGATGCAGGAGCAGGAGTAATTAAAATTGCTCCACTAGAGGGTTTAAGTGAAGCCGTGTAGTTGGTGTGATAATGAGTTTGTGGCTACAGTAAGTTATCAGATTTACTGTAGTCCAACTTGCAGAAGTGAAGCAACAAAAATAAAGATTGCTAATAAGCAAGCATTGAATAAAAGAAAAAAAAGAATCGGCAAAGATAGAAAGTGTGCCAGAGGTTGTGGAACTACACTTTCAATGTACAATGATGTAAATTACTGTCCAAATTGCACGGTAGATCCAAAAGAATTACATAAAATGCTTAAACAAATTAAAGGTTATATGCAATATGAACAAGAATAAATGGGGATTTAACATTAAACCAAAAAGTATATGTGCTATTGATGCTAGTACTACTAGTCTTGCATTTGCTTTATTTAATGATGATGTTCTTGGAACAGTTGGAAAAATTAACTTTGAAGGAAATACAAACTATGAAAAAGTTATGGATGCATGCAATAAAACTAAATCATTCTTAGATTACTATGGAGGTTTTGAGGCTATAGTAATTGAACATACAGTATTTATGAATTCTCCAAAAGTTGCTGCAGATCTAGCGCTTGTTCAAGGTGCCCTATTAGGAGCAGCAGGATTAACTGGAACAAAGATTATAGGGACAGTTTCTCCAATAACTTGGCAAAATTTTATTGGTAATAAAAAGATTGATAAGGATGAAAAGTTTGCAATAAGATCAGCCAATCCTGGAAAGTCAGAGTCTTGGTATAAAACATATGAAAGAAATTTACGCAAAGAAAGAACAATAAGGTTTATCAATATGCAGTATGATAGATCTATCACAGATAACGACATAGCAGATGCTTGTGGCATTGGTCATTGGGCTATAAAAAACTGGGACAAAGCAATAGGAGTTGACAAGTAATGCCAGAGTTAAATGCAAACATCCCACCAATTTCGTGTTATGTAAGAGGAAACTATTTAAGAAATCATAAAGACAGTCACGACAAATATTTTGAATGCGTAGTCTTTGGTGTTTCAAGTTTAAAGTCTAGAAGCCCACTATTTCATATCATGATGCCAGATGGCGGTCTTTGGTGGAGGCTTCCAATTTCTGCTTTTTGTACAGAGCCAGGAGTTCCTGAAGCAGATCTCCACAATTTAGTTTTGTGGAATTCTTTTAGTCATCACATTGCTGTAACTCAATTTGAAAATTTAACTAACCTTAGAATGTCTTATATAGACAGAACAAAAACAATGCATAAAGGAACCTACCTATTTACATTAGACTGGCATAATCCAGATACCAATGTTTTAGATGATGGGTATTCGGAAAGCCCAGCAGACCACAAGTGTGGCCATGTAATACAAAGAGATGATGGAAACTTTGCTATTCAGCCTAACAATAGAGTGCGTGTCTATGAGCCATCATTTACTCTTGAAAAAGAATACTTAATTGATAGAATAATTAATGAAAGAAAGTATGATGTTGAAAATCAAGATAAATGGATAATGGAAAACTCTGACAGGTTTGATTATGATATTAATCTAAACGAGGTTGACAAATAAAGATATGGGTGCTAAACTGTATACATCAGAAGTCTTTATGCGTAAACGGTATGTTATGGATAAAAAGACTCCAGAAGAGATTGCTAAGGAGTGTGGATGTACAGTAGAGACTGTTTATGTTTACCTTGCAAAATTTGGATTAAGGAAGTCTAAGCGATGAGCGATAATTTAAACATTACGGTTGATCAAGTTAGCCATCCAGCACACTACACAACAGACCCATCTGGTGTTGAGTGTTTAGAGATAACTAGGCATAGAAACTTTAATATAGGTAATGCCATTAAGTATCTTTGGAGAGCAGGATTAAAAAA